ATTGGCGGCTTTTGAACGTATCCGTAATTAACAAATCCAGACATACGATCATCTAAATTGTAAGTAGCACCACCTTTTAACTGAAATGTAGTAATCGGGTCAGCTTTAATCTTCTCATTTAGCACTGTAAAGTGGTCTTGATAAGAATAAGCTATAGTGGATAAACCACCCATACCGTATAAACTCATTTTGTCAGTTGTGTACTTACCTTGTGCAAAACTACCAAACCAGTCTACTGTTGTAGTGTTAAAGTATGCGATTTCATCACCTAAACGAACAATTTTACCGTCTTCGGCATTGTCGTCTGCATAATCTACATAATAATCACCACCAAGTAGATCACGTACTTCACGCGCATGTTCTATTTCAGCAGTTCGCCAATCAATACCTACTTGAATTTCTAACTCATCTGATACATCATAATTAAGTTTAGAAATTAATCCATAAGTGTTTTGACGATTAATTGAATTACGAAGGATTCCTGTTGAGCGATTTTCTGTATCTGAAAAAGCAGAATCTACATTAGCAGAGTTCTGTGCTATCTCAGCATTCCAATCCCATTGCCAGGGTGAAGATGCATACCATCTTTCTCCTTCTACCGCGGGTGTTCTACTTACGCTACCATAAGTTCCAGTTCCTCCACCAGAGCCACCACTCCAATATAGTACTGAACTTAATCTTGCATTGTCATTTAAAGTTAAAAAGTGGTTTAAATTGACAAGAGGCTTGTGGAAGTAATTTTCCCTTTCATTAAGCATACCAGCATTCATTCTATCTGCAGTGTTTGCACCATACATATAAAAATACTGTTTGCCTTTATAGGATTCATCCACAGGTGCCCAGTTCTGGTTAAACAATCTACCAGCTTCAGTTTCAAACTTCTCACCTGCAACATAAGCAGAGTCATTATAACCATCAATGTCTCCTGCTAGATCTTGCGAGTAAGTCGCTATATTCTGCTTGTATAGATTTTGACCATGACGCTGTGGTGCACCAATAGCGTATAGTTCGAATCGTTGTTTGTCACTAACAGCATAACTTGACCCTAAATAGTAAGCCCAAGCATCTGTCCAAGTTCCATCAATGATTCCATCTCCTGTTTTACGAACGATAGTTCCACTAATAGCCAACTTATCGTTAATAAGACCTGAGTTGTAGTTCAAAGTGGTCTTCATAAAACCACCAGCTCCAGCTTCCTGCTTAAACTTGCCACCTTTTTCGTGACCAGCAGGATCTGTTATTATGTTCATAGTTCCACCTATAGAAGGTGTTGCTAGATTGACTGCTGATAGACCTCTTTGCATCTGAATAGAATTGGCAGCATCTGCTACTCCATCCCAATTGGACCAATAAACCCAACCGTTTTCCATATCGTTTTGAGGAACACCATTAATCATAACAGCAACATTTCTTTGGTTAAACCCGCGAACGTTGATACGAGCATCACCCGCACCTCCACCTTGTTGTGTCGCATATACTGACGGTGTCATATTAAGAGCCATTGGAATATCTTGTGAACCAAGTCTTATTTCCATTTCAGCTTTTTCAACCGTAGTATAAGCAACAGGTGTGTTCTCGTCAGCACGTGAAGCCAAAACTTCTAATGCTGTCATTGCAACAACGTCAGTTTCTAAAAAGAAATTAACGCTTGAAACGATATCCCCAACACTAACTGATTTAGTGATAGGAACATAACCAATGAAGGAAGCCGTAACGTCATAGTCCCCAGAAACGACATCTATTTGGAATTTACCTTCTGAATCGGTAACTCCTCCAATATCTGTTTCTTCAACTACTACATTAGCTCCAACAAGTGGTTCTGAGTCTGCATTTAATACTACTCCTACCATAGTTTGCGCAAACAAACCAGTTGAGAGTAATAATAATACAGCAAGATTACGATAGTTCATAATCTGTCTCCTTGCTTTTGATTAGTAAGTGGCACATTTTTCTACAGGTGTGCCGTCTGCCTGTCCGCTTTTTGTGTAAAATTAGTTTGCATATTCCTGATCGTCTTTATCACCGGCTGTGGGGATTATTTCACAAACATCATTGTTACAAAACTTATCAACTTCCGCTTCATTCCCTTTTACTTGTCTAAAACTTAATCTTCCCAATCCCTTAAGTAATTTATCATAAGTTTCTTCGTCTATAGATTCATATGGCATTTGTGGAAATGCACCAAAATCATGTCTAGGTAAGCAACTTATGCCCTTAAGATGATATTGAAAATAATTTAATACATGAGGAAGTTGTGGTCCTTCAGTTTCAGGATTAAACGTAACTGTACAACTAACTTGATTATCTGCCCAATGTCTTTGCATAAAAGCAGCTAAACTAAATTGTTCCCATACGGTTAAATCTGATACTGTTCGTATTCCTTCTCCAACGTCTACTGGAACTTCAACTACACTAGTAGTTTCTTCTGATCCAAAAGCAGGCTCTATTTTGTATCCTGCTTTTTCTAATGGTGCAATCAATGGAGAGCTATTACTTAATCTAATACGTCTAATATAAAACCTAGACTCGGGATAATGCAAGCCTGGAGTAGCGCCAGCCAATAATGAAACGGTGCCAGAAGGTTTAACAGAAGTAGTTTTAATGGAACGTGGTACTGCAAACCAATCTGAATACATTTTATCCCAAGTTTGTATGACTCCATATCCATCATTTAACCAATCCTTTAAACTGTCTATTCCTCTTGATGTTATAAATTGTGCTATTCCACTAACTGAACATCCTATTCTTCTATTACGTAACATTACCCTGTTTGTTTCTGGCCAATGTGTACGACCCAAAGTAACAGTTTTCGCATATAAATACGCATACTTAAGAGTTCTAGCATAATCCTCAAACGAATCATGATTGTTTGGGAATGTTTCAACCAAACAGCATAACTCATAACTCTCCAATGATTGCTCTAAACACGGATTACCGCCTGCAACTCTATGATCCTTATTATCTCCGCCATTTTTCATGCGAGAATATTTTCTCATATTATCTAACCATGCAAAACCAGGTTCCCCATTATCTACAACTCTTTTACAAGCTTCAGTATAATCCATTCCTAATTCTGCAAATATTGAATTGTTTGATGTCCAGCCATATTGATCTCTATGTGGATTAACATCATAATTTTTTAAATCTAAATATTCTTCAGAATCTGGCTCACCAAATACAATCTCGGCTGTTCTTCTCACATTACCAGCCACGACACATTTACCAATTAAGTTCATTATGTCTACAATTGTTGTTATTGTTATTGGTTCACCAGTATTTTTTTCTAAAATATCCATAACAGCTTTATGTAACTCTTCTAACGGTGCTGGTCCACTAGAAACTCCACCGAATCCTTTAATTGGTGCACCTTCTTCTCGTATTTCAGAATAATCAAACGATATTGCTGCTGTACCCATAAAATAGCTTTCTAGCTGCATTTTTAACGATTCAACCCAACCTTCTCTACTATCTGGTATAACAAACGTTTGTTCATTTTTACCCTTATCTATACCCTTTATAATTATTTTTTCTGCACCTTTAGTGTCAAAACCAACACCTACACCCAACATTGATGCGTCCATAAGAAAACAAAATGGTTTGGCTAAATCGTCCTTTAATGTATCCGTTGAAACAAACGCACAATTATTTAACGCAGCATACAATCCACGTTCTTCTGTCATTTCTGTTCCCATTGCCCACAGTCCACGTCCAGGTGGTAAAAATTTCATATTGAATATTCTATCGTACATATCCTGTGCTGATCTTTGTGCTTGCCATGCATTCCAACCCAATTGATTTGAATCGATATGCTTTTTTTGCATTGTGTATGTGCCTTCAACAACTCTTCTAACTGTTTCCCACCACATTTCATTTTTACCGTCTTCTTTGATTCTAGAATATGTTCTCATGTATACCATTTCTCCTAGACCATTAAAACCGAACGGTGCTGACTTTCTCTGGTATTTTTTTACAAACGACGGTGTAAGTGTAAATTTATCACTCATTTTTAAATCTCCTTATATACAACTAACATTATTTTGTAACGTCTTCTTCGCTAAACATTTCGTTATGACGTTTCTTAAGCAACTTTCTGACATACTCATTTCCATTATTCATTTTAGTTTGAACTTCTGCACCATCTTGAGTGCCAGAATTGAAAATATTAATTTGACCTGTTGATGTGTTCATCGATGTCGGAAACGTCATCCCATCTGGACCAAATCTATTTTTAATTACGTGTATACGTCCAGTATTCGCAACTTTATCTTCAATTTTTCTTGATAAACTCATAACAAAATCTGCAGTCATAATCTTATTATACGATTCAGCAATCTTTTCTGCTCCAATAACAGAATCTTCTAAACTACTTCTATTTGACTGAGAAGCTGTCCACATTGGTATCCCGAACTCACCACTTAGTCCACGTAGCTCTTCATAAATGTTAGACAATTGCAACCTAATCTCTCCATTACCAGATGTGTCACTTAATAGATCTGCATAATCAACTAAAATTAAATCTGGTGAATGACCTAATAATTCTACAGTTTTAAGATGAGTATAAATAGTTTGAACGCTAGCAGATCTTGTGGGATAATATTTTATTAATAATTCACCTCTACACTGTTCGTCTACCATGCTTTTTACTTTTTTAGCTTGATCTGGAATGTGTGCTGCTTCTACTCCAGAAAATATAGCTGCATATCTTAAACCAACATATGCTTGATTTAATTCTAAAGTATAATGTATTACGTTTTTTCCTAATCGTAAAGCATTTGCACCAATCGCTTGCAATAACCAACTTTTACCAACACCAGAAGGTGCAACTACTATTCCAAGTTCACCACCTGCTAAACCACCATTTGTTATTTCATCTACAGGCTCAAATCCAGTTCCAGTACAATCTCTTGCTATGTCTTCTAATATCGAATCCCATTCTTCCATATAATTTAAACCAACATCTCGCTTGGTTCCAGCTCTCATAGCATTATCGATTAATCTTTTTATTTCATCATATCTACCATTTTGAAGCATGTCTACAGATTTCATTATTGCAGACTTTAATTCTTGATTTTTGCAAAACTCTAAAGTTTCGTTCATTACAAACTTTAAGTCACTAGACTCGACTAATTTAGTAACTTCTCTAAGTTCATCAACAACAGTTTGTTGCAGTATATCAGATTTTATTTCTTGTATTTTTACCTTTAATGTTTCCAATGTAGGCAAAACTTTATATTCATAAAAATAAGATTTGATTTCTCTAACCAACCACTGTTTGGATTCAGTGTCCAACTGTTCTGGCTGAATCATGTCATAGCATGTAGTTAAAAAATCTGCTTGTGTTAGTAAACATGTTATGATTTTAGTTTGAAAACTAGAACCATACTTTGTAAGTGAATCAGCTATTGGAGGCATTATTTATCACCATATCCAATCTGTTAAACGTATCCTGCAACCAAACATCTGGGTTTTTTATAACCTGATTTATTGTATCTTCCAAAAACATCTTGTGAAGCTTGTATTTTACCAATCTATTTGGAACCTCATTAACTATATTTAATATCTTACTCTTTGCAGAACCAGATATTTCAACATCGCTCAATTGCATTAGTTTATAATTTCTTGTTAAAACGTCTTTATTGACATAACCAAATTCTGAAGTCTCTTTGAGAAAGTCTTCAATATTATATATAATCTTATCTTTCAAAAATGGCATTTTTTTGAGAGTAGTTTTCAATCCATATCCCTTAATACCATTTATGTTATCTGACTTATCTCCATCTATAATTCTAAAATAAATCAAATTTTCAGCAAGCATATCATACTCTTCGGCTATCTTACTCCTATCATATAACGCTTTTTTTGTTGGAGACCAAACATTGATTCTATCATCAACCAATTGTAGAAAATCTTTATCGGTTGACATAATAGAAACTTTACTATCCTTTAAAACAGATTTTGCAATGTAAGCAATCGAATCATCAGCTTCAATGTTATCGATTGACAGAGATGTTAGAGGCAAAACATTCAAATATTCTGATAACCTTTTAATTTGTCTATGCATACTATCTGAAGGCTCTTCCAACCCTTGCATACCTTTAAATCTGTTTGGTGTCTTTAATGGTTTCCGTTGTGCTTTATAACCGTCATAAATTTTACGTCTTTTCTGAGATCCTCCAGCACCATCAAAACAAATAATTACACGAGTGGGTGATAGAGTTCTAATTGCAAAGCCTACGCTTTGTAAAAACCCTATCATCCCACCTATGTGAACTCCATCCGCGTTGGATGCAGGGGAAGCCGACCAAGCCCGAATGAAGTTGTTCAACCCATCAACAACCAAAACATGGTCATTAATGGATTGATTTGTGTTTACTTGTTGACCTATCTGAGTGAGAATTTCAGCGTATCGCTTACGCATCTTCGTCTATCACTTCGTCAGTGAATTCAACATCATCTATACCTCTATTTTCTTGATATTGCAATATGCTATTATCACATATTGTTTTATAGAGATACGATTTAAAGTCTGGATCTTCTTTCAAGATAGAAACAAAATCTTTAGAGAGGAATTTTTTATCTTCTCCCTTGTAATTGATTGTATACCAAGCTCCAGCCACTTTTGCGACTTTTAATTCCTTGAGAACCTGAAGCCATCCACCAACATCATCTATACCTCTATCAAAATACATGTCGTAATCTGTACTTCTCATAGGTGGACCAATTCGATTCTTTATAACCTGTGCTCTACACTTGACACCAATTACGTTTTGTTCCTTATCCTTGATTTGACCCATATTTTTGAGTCGTATTCTTGTAGATGAATGAAAAGGTAACGCTAATCCACCACTTGTTGTGTATGGATCACCGAACATTACACCCATCTTTTGACGAAGTTGATTAGTAAACACAAGAGTAATTTTGTGTCTTCCAACCATCTGTGTAATCTTTCTCATAGCTTTAGATATGATAATGGCTTTACTAGTTGCCCAACCATCTTTATCGTAATCAGCTTCCATTTCAACTTTTGTTGAAGCAGCTGCTAAACTATCGATTAAAATTGTGACGTGTTTGTCTTTACTAGATTCACGTATCTTTAAAATTATATCTTCTATTGCTTGAAAGATTTCTTCAACTGTTTCAATGTGTAAATACAAAAGATTACCAACATCACATCCAATAGCCTGTAAAAACTCTCTACTAACTGATGTTTCAGTATCAATATACACTGCTACACCACCTTTCTTTTGAGTTTCAGCTAATACATGTGCACCCAATAGTGACTTACCAGTAGAAGATAAACCATTTATTTCGGTTATTCTTCCTACAGCTATTCCACCATCTGGTCTATTTGATATTGCCAAATCTAATAAAGATGAACCTGTTGAAATAAAATCCTTAACGTCTGTTGGTGTATTATCCTTTCCATCTAGAAAGTATGCAACCTTTTGACCTTTGAATTTTTGATTTAAGCTTTCTGCTAGCTGTGACGCTAGCGCATTTTTATCGCTCATAACTTTTCCCCTGTTAAGAAGAGGGGCCTTTCGGCCCCTTCATTCCATTTTTGTTTAACTGCTAAATAACTCGTCGAATGCTGAAGAAACATCTGATACTTCCGCTTGAGAAGGCATATTGTTTGTTGCCTTTTTAGTCTCAACTGGAGTAGTGACTTCTTCATCTTTAACGCCAGAATCTTGATTCAACCAGTTCTTGAGAACTTCATTGAGATCATCATAGCTGAGCTCGTTATAGATTTCGGTGATATTTTTCTGTGTTTCCTTCATCGTCTTCATCTCATCAGCTTTCTCCGTTACTGGAGTTTGATTAGGTTTTACCCTAATAGTTGTCATTGGAAATGACCTACCAGTTTCTTCACTGGTTTTGAACTCAACCACAATGTCACGACCATTTACTGGATCTGTGATGTCACCATAATCTGGATCTGCGATTATTGAAAGTAGTTCTTGATATACAGTCTTTCCAAAACCCCAAAACTTAACACCTTCATTCTCTTCGCCGCGCACTATTACTGGTGCGAAAGTACGCATTTTGGCTTCAATTCGCTTTCCTAACTTATAGTCATCATTGTTTCCAGATGTTTTAAGTTTAGTAGCAAATTCTTCAATCGGATCAGGACGCCCAAATGATTGTGGTGAAAGATAGTATCTATCTCCCATATCATAATGAAAGTATAACTCGATGAAAGGATTATCCTTATTGAATTTGTAAGGTACAATCCTCACTTGAGTTTTTCCAGGTGTGGGTTTCCAAAGGTTTGAAGTGCGGTTGTTGGACTGTTGAAGTTGACCAAGTTTAGCCTTAATGGCTGATATATCCATAACAATTTCTCCTATATTTATTACTGTTATTTGTCATTATTTATTGATTACATTAATATATATTAACGCAATTATTGAAAAGTGAGTTTTTTTCGAATTATTTATACGTTAACAATTTTGTGAAGTTTTGTTCTAACTACGTTCAATCCCTGATCGTTTGTTAGTAATAAACTGTTCCTATACATTGACCATGACAAAGAGAACTTTTTATCTAATATTCCATTATTTGCTTCTCTTATGGCCTCATTTAATGCGTTAATAGTATACAGTGTATTTGTTTCCTTCTTACGATGTATTGCCATCGTTTTGGAATTTTGAATGAAGTCTTCTGTTTTTTCTACATTATATGTACAGATTAATGAATCTGGTTTTTCTGTATTTTCAAAAACATATATCTTATTGAAAACCACTGATGTTCCCAATGTAATTAATTCTACTACCTCGTCTAAATCATACTTTGTACAAAATGTACATAATAATTGTGTTTTCATTATATTAAATCCTTCAAGCGTGGATCTGTGTCTTCTGGTAATATTGAAAAATATCGCACCTCTTCGTGCTCTAAACTTTTAGTAGGTAATATGGGATATTTTAACCTACATTCAAATATGTGAAAATCCCTACCTATAGAATTTTTCTTAACGGCTTTTAATGTTACTGGTGTGTTGATGTGAGACCCGTTTTCTGATACAAGAATTGATACCTCTTCAGCAGTTTCTCTAATTGCAGCCTGTATTGGTGTTTCCCCGAGCTCCACTTTACCCTTAGGAATGCCCCATTTTTCTGAGTCTTTACATAAAATTATGCCTTGATCTGATCGTACAATTATACCAGCAGTATCTACGTTTTTACGTTCAAGTATTATGTCTTTCATTTTAATCACACACCTTCTCCAAATGTCCAGCATAAACCGCGTTAGGTCTTACTATGTTATTTCCGTCTTTGTCTTTAGTAAAATCAAACCCAGGATTTGGTTGAAAATGCATGTGATTAACACAATCTATTCCATTTGATAACTCTAATGCATCAGCTGTTCCATTTGCATTTCCATACGGTTGATACTCTAAATCTTTATTATGAATCTTTGCCAACATTATTCCACCTCTACAATATTGGTCTAGTGAATCTACTAGTAAAGCTTTATTTTCCTTTGTTAGGCATTCTATTCCACTTTGTTTTAATGTTGGGGTACAGTCTGGTGGTAACTTACCTTTACTTTGCCAATCAGCTATTGAATCATTTGCCCACTGTTTTGTCGTTCTATTACCCTTTGATCCTGGAATTATTAATGATCCATCATCTCCAAAATCATCATCAGATAACATACCATTTTGACGTGCCCATTGTTCTTGCTTATCTAACTCAGCTTTACCACTATCTATTCTTTTTCTTGTTAATGGTTGCTTTGATGTACCCATAAAATTATTATGTAGATCTAAAATTTTTGTTAATCTTCCCTGTGTTTCTTCGCTCTTAAATGCGGTAACTTCTACTTTAGCTCTGGCACCCGAAGCAGCTCCACCTTTCCACTTAACACTCAATCCACCAGTACTTTCTAAAAAGACTATATATTCTGCAGAGTTTGGATCTTCTGGATTGTCTTTTGGAGGGAACACAATTAAATCTGCAACCTTATATGTTTCTCCAGCTGGTGCCACACAATCTAGTCCCTTCTTGTTCATTACACACATAATTATCGCTTCAGCTACATCAGGAACACCCTTTCTCATACTCTCAATTTTTTGCATATCGGATAACATTTTCATTGCTTCTCTTTCATATTCTTCTGGATCTTCGATGTCTCCTAATGCTTTCATCCGATCTAACATTGCTTCTTCAGCTTTTGTTAATGGGCCAGCTTTTTCCATATGAGCCCGAATAGAATCAGCCATAACTACTGGACCTTCTTTTGCAGTTTTTTCTCTTCCTTCTTTTGTGCTAGTATCTGCACCCTTAACCAATCGTGCTTCTTCAACCTGATCAATGTTTTCATATTGATCTACCATTTTATTGTTTCTTTTTATGGTAGCAATCTTTTTGTTAATATCCTTTTCGGACATTCCTTGAGCTTCTAATTCTTTTCTATCTGGTTCTGGAATTCTTTTTATCGTTCTTCCACCAACTGTCACAGATTCTATTTGACCATCTGCATTTCTAGTCTTTTTGACTTTATGCTCTACTATTCCTCCACCCTTATCTTGGGCTATTTTAGTCATGGTCATTATCTTTCCAGAAAGTTTTGGTGGTACCTTTCCGGCAGTGGTAGATGCACTTGCAGCTTGTATACCTTGAGCCTCTAACTTCCTTCTTACCATATGACCATTTTGACCAGTACCCATTTCTACCTTTACTCTTCGTCCCTGTCTAAAATCACCAGCTGCTGTATTAGAAATGTAAAATGCAAATTCTGGATTTGACTGTCCACCGGTTTCTTTAATTCTTATGTATTTGTTAAAAACTTCTGAATCTTTTGGATCAATAGGATCACCATTTTCTATGTTAGATATAACTCTATTGGTTGCAGCTTCGTCTTCTTCTGATTCAAACGGTATTTGACTGACAGCATTTCTCAACTTATCAGCTGTTCTTTTTACTGCTTTTTCTTGGTTTCCACCTTCAGGTTGCCAATCTGCATTTTTAGCGTCATAGTCTTTATTTCTTACAACGTCTTTAGAATCTTGTTCTTTATCTTTAAAGATGCTTCCTGTTTTATCGTCCTTTTTGTCCACATCCTTTTCTATTTTAACTAATTTTCCACCATCATTTTTATGTGTTATACCATCTTCGTTCTCTTTACCATAACCTTGACCTTTCCAAATCAACCCTAATTTTTCTTTTTCTTTTTTGCCTGCATCGTCTAGTGGTGGTTGCTTTTCCTTATCCTTCTCATACAATACCATTTCAACTGTATTTGGGTCCAGATATTTTTTTAATTCTAATTGTACTTCGTGCAAATGATATGGATCGTTTAAATCCACCATACCGTTTGTCGTTCTATATGATACATTATCGATTGCATCACTTATTATTTTTTTAAGATCCACGTAACTTCTCCGTTATATCTTGTAACTCATGGTAATTACTACCAGCTTTTGCCTTTACAGGAAATCCATCCTTTTCAAGTAGTTCTTTTATAGAGGATAACGTTTGTAACCCCTCAGAGACTTTGAAATCGAATAAAAAACTATCATACGTATACAAAATCATTGATGTTTCCTTGCTCCTCAGATACTTGTGTATGCTCTTAATTACATCTACATTTCGTTCTGTTTCAAAAGACTGAATGTAATAGTTGAGCAACTTATTCCTGTTGACGTCACTTTGACCAGCCAAATAAAATGGTTTCTTATAAATATGAGAATTGAAACATTTGTTTGCTTTAAAATAGTGTTCTAAAGTTTTGGATAACTCATTTACTGCCCAAAAGAATGATGTATTGTCTTCTGAAGATGGAACTTGTCCATATAGTATCTGAAAAGATTTTGTTTTTGCTTCTTCATATGAGCACTTGTAGACTTCATCTGCAAAATATTGGTGTACGTCTCTATCCAGTGGAAAATCCCAACCTACTAAATTAGCCAACAATCTAAGATGATACGCATCATAATCAAACTCTACTAGCATTCCACCATTTTTAGGAACTATTCCCTTTCGTACACCATCACTCTTATTTAGTGCTCCAAAATTTATTCCACCAAATGTATTTGAAGGTCTACCAGTAGACGTATAAAAATTATAGTTAGAATGTGCAGTGTCACCACTAAAAACTTTATCAAAATACCCATCAGATATTCCTATACCAGTACCTTCTAATTTTGCCATTTCTAATAGCAAACCGTTATATTTTACAAATGGTCTTGTTACCTTCATAGAATCTCTAGCCAATGTCATCGATACCAACCTATCATAACAGTGTTCTTTCAACTTTACAATAGGTACAATTTCGTTTGCTCTATGATCATTCTGTGACCTTAAATGTATTGCCCTAAATGCTTCTGAAACTGGGACATCTTCATATTCTATATCGTTAACCCACCCCATCATTTTAATATCATATAACCTTTCAAACCCAGTCAAATGATAAAACTGTTTTAGATCATCTACCCAAAACCTTTTTACACAAGAAAGTTTTGATATATCTAAATTGTCGCCTAAAGATTCTGAATGGTTGGATAGTATGTAATATGTTTGTCCATTGAAACATATAGCTATACATGTTGTGCTACTCGAACAAGGATGAAGTCTAAAGTCTTGACGTATTGCGACTGCGGTAACTTCTTGGCCAGATATACGTTTGAGTAGATCGTTGTATTGATCTTTAAATTCTATAACCATTTATAATATATATAAAACTATTTCGTCAAAACTAATAAAAATTTTGGCCATGTTGGAGAAGTTTAGACATAGAACTTACCCCGGAAACCATTAACACTTTAGACTCGTGAAGCTGTAATTCTGGTAATTGTTCTCTCAATTCTCCAAATTCTGCAGGTACACCGTCTAACTGTTTTCTATTAAACAGTCTAGCTTCATTTGCACTACCACCTATTTGCCATTCTATTGTTATAAATCTAAAAAGATTTGTTTTTGATTTTGCTTCTACTTCCAATATACCTTTACTCTTAAAAATATTACTAATTGCAAATGTTCTGTTTATGTAAACGTTAGAATATGGAAGTTTGACTGATGTTGGATAAAATGGAACTGGATAATCGTCTCTAGCTTTTGCGCCTAATGATGAGTACATTTCAAAATTAGATTTCTTTTTTGAGGCTATTTCTTCTCCAGTTTTTATAAGGGTATACTTAACATTCTTACTATTTAAATAGTGTATTAAATATTCGCTACCCTCTAACACCGTTAACTCTTCACCAAAATAAAAAAATTGATTCTTCATTGAGACGAATGGCCCTTCAACTCTTTCTACATTTTGAAGAGCTTCGCTGTTAACAAACGATTTAGGTAACAATCCATCCATTTTAATCTTCTTCCTCTGCACTCTGTAAATCTAAAAATCTTTTTAAGTTTTTACTAAACTGCTCTTTTAGTTTTTGACGTATGGCAACTTTATTTTCCCTAGTTATTCTTGATAGTGGATCTAATTCTCCATTTCTAACCCTATCTAATTTTCCAGTTATTGTAGTAGTCCAACTTGTTGACTGTACATTATGCTGTAAACCACTAACATAAAAATACGTAGAAGGATCTAACGAATACTGATTGTAGGGTTTTTCAGGAATGTTTGAGAGTCTGAACATGTTTCCTATTGTCAAGCCAGAACAACCATCTAATGTAATGGAAACCTCTAAAGGTAATGTTAACTTATACGTATCGCTTTTCTTTCTTGATATCGGTGATTCTTCAAACATAAATTTTAGGTAATTCAATGCATTTTGTCTCAATTGTCCAGTAGAATCGTAATTGTATCCCTGTCCTGGCAAAGCTTTTGCAAACTCTTTATTTTCCGAATCCGTAGGATCCAATATACCTATTCCCTGAACTTTACTTATAGACACACTTGTTCCACCTATATCAATATTAATAGCTCCATTTTTTTGACCTATCTCAAATACAGCTGATGTTTTCTGTACTTCTGCTTGAATCTTTTTAGATAATTCTGCTTGCATTTGTTCTTCTGTGCTAACAATTGGAAAACCTTGTAAGTTGTGATCAAACCCTCCAGTAGTTGCTTTTGACTTTACAGAATCTACAATTTCCGTAACTATTGGATCTGGCCCTATTTCCAATTCTCCAATGTTTATTGGATTTTGATTAGCATTATCGTTTTCCAATTTATCCTGTATTTCTGATATGTTTTGAGAATCATTAAACATTTTTGCCAACCTAACGTATTGGTCTTCCTCATCACCTTCGTCGTTTGATCTTTGTTCTTTTAAATATTTTGCTATTGAATCTGCGTCTGTTCCTTCTATAGCAGAGTCTGTATTTGCGCCTAATCCTATAGATGTTGCAAACTTATCTGGTACAGACATTTCCAATGTTGTTTCCTGAATTAGAGAATTCATACCATAATTGTCAAATATAAATGACTTTTTTGGGTCTAACTCTTCTGACAATCCCTCGTTTTCTTCAGAAACATTGTCCTTTTCTATTATAGAAACCGTCAATAAGCAAGAAGTATTTAGTTCTTTGCTTTCTACTTCAAAGTCCCAAAAATCTAATCGTGTATTCAATGAATTTGCAAGCTTCATCATTCCCGATTCTATACTGGAACCTGGAGAAACGAATGAACTTTTTATCTGATTGTAATTAACATACATGTTTCTCAAATATCCTTGCTGTTTTTTACTATCAACTGCAAATTGAAACTTTAGTCCGTTAAACGTATCTGCTAGTTGTTTATATAAAGTAGCTGGGTCTTCTTTCAACTGATTGCTAACTTCAGATGTTGGAAACCACTCTGATTTATATTGTCCAGGTATAACAAATGCACTTGGAGTATGTGTATACAGCTCTTCATCATTTGATATTTTTACTGATACCAATTCTCCATTGACTTCCTGTATAGATCTAAATTCTGCTTCCTTCATTACATTACCAGTTTTCTTTTCTAGTATTGCAGATTTTGCATAATAACAAACAACATTATCTTCAAACCATCCCCATCTAATCCAAATTTGTTTTGTTAATCCTGAAAATGCATTGAACTTTATTTGAGTATCACTTAATCCCTCAGTATCTAGTAGCTCTGGTGTAACTGTACTTGAAGGATCTGGTGCAACCATCATGACTATGTTTTCACATTCTGAAACAAGTATTTCACCACCAGATTCGTTTACTATATCTATAGCTTCATCCCATTCATTTCCAAATACGCCAATTTTTGTATCAGAAAACATCTTCATTAATATTTCCATATCAAGCTGTTTTATTCTTTCAACAATATTATGAGTTCTTGTATCTAAAGAACCGTCTTTATCTTTAGTTGTGGCTTCAACATATTTGTCTATGTTTTCAGCTGGTCTAGACGGCATGGAATACACTTGCTTATTTGGCTTTGAGTTATCCATTATTTTTTGGAACACATTATTACCTTTTGCCAATACTTCTACCGTACATTGAAAAACGCTTCCATTTGTAGACCATGTAGATGACATAACTCTACCAAACAATCCTCCCCAGTCTCCATAATAATCAAATGGTAATTCCCTAAATTCAGCAGGCTTTTCTATTTTTTTAGTTTGCGCATTTACAACTGGGAAAAATAAACTTTTACGTAACGATAATTTTCCATCTTCTTCTAAATTTAAAAGTGTAGGTATCTGAAACTCAGATGAGCTACTTCCTCTAACCCATCCCCAATCAACTATTAAGTTTCGTCCAATCGATAGTATAGAGTTGTTTGTATATTTTTCTAAATCTGCAAGCGAAAATATGTTAATAGCAATTGTCGCCTTTCTTATAGCTCCACCGTATCCTTGATAATCTATAGCTATACTTTCTATTCCTGGTCTTGGTTTACCAAAATCCATTCCATCTCTTTTCTTATCAACGTCAAAATTATAATATGCTTGTTCGCTAGGTTTTATACTATCACCCAATGATTTAAATGCATCCACACCTGAAGACTCATCTGAAGTACCCAGTTCTTGATCAAACGTATGATTAAATGTTCCGTATAATACTTCAGTACTAGATTCACCTGGTGATATGATTCTGGCAAATGGCGTTTTTACCATTTGTTGTTCCATACTTAATTCATAACCTTCATCTTGAACAGAACCCAATGGATCGTTCATTATTTCGTCTCCAAGTGTTCTTAGTAATGGATCACCTCCAAACGAATTCATAGCCTTCACTCTTTGGTTCAAGCCGTGTTGAATTTTTTTATTTATGTTTACAAATTGATTAGGCATATCACCTACCTATTTTCTTCTTGTAACTTCCCCAATATTTCGCCAACATCTACAGGTATTCTTAAAGTTGTCCCTACTTCTAAACCTAGGTCAGACGGATCAAGTCTATTTGCACGACTTATAATCCACCACAAATTAACATCACCATAATACGTATTAGCTAATAAATCTAACCTGTCACCTGATCTTATGTTGTGAATAATATCTGTATCTTTTTCTAATATTGTCGGATACAACAATGGAGAATAGTATCTATTTTTGGTTTTTTGATCTACCTTTACTTTAGCAGTTTTATATCGCCTAAACATTTTAGCTTCCTACCATATCTTTGGCTTCATCAAATATCTTTCCCACATTTGGTAAACTTACTGATGTTTCGTTTCCACCATTTGTTACCCTAATTGGATCTGCATCTGGAAGTTTAGTCCCATCTAACCATCCTAAACTATAATGTTTACCAGTAGAGATAGGTATTTGTCCACCGATATAATCAAAATCTACTTGAACCTTTATTAGTTTTGTAAATCTCAAACCTCTTTCTATTTCCCAATCACTTTCAGATGGAAACGTAACTGTACATGTTGTCAAATACCCGAGCTGTCTTCTAAAAATATCACCTAAAGTTAATTTTATCATGGGTGCTGACATTCTATAATAGTCATCCAAATTTGGATAACATAATCCAACCAAGTAATTTAGTTTTTCTAACATGATTGGAAATTCTTGTTTTGTTTTTGGATACAATTGAAATCCAAAGGATATTTTCCTGTCTACTCCACCATAAACTGCTCCCTTATTTGGTCGTCCAATTGTACCAACTGGATTATAGTCTGGTGTTACTGTGTCTGTAATGTCACCTTCAAATATTGCTCTAAAAACAATATTCTTTTTATTGAAAACATCATAAAATACTAATGGTACAAAATCATCCTTATCTGCAGAATTAAACGCGGCTTCGTTTTGCTTGTCATCTCCACCATATGGTATTGCGTTAATCTTATCAACGTTAGTTGTCAACTTAGATATTGCTTTTCCATCTACATCTACCTTTATCGCTCCAGTTTCGAATCTTCCTGGTACATTCATAATCTCGTCTTTTACTACCTGTACTGCACCGTGATCGCTTCTTCCAATATTATAAACTATTTTTTGTGCTCTATCTCTAGCTCCACGTCCTTTTGGATGACTTTGTGCCTCTAACCCTGGGGATCTATCTGATTGTCCACTACCACCAAACTTGACATCTATGGTCTCGTTTAATTCACCTGCACTTCTTAATGTCTTATCATACATTATAGATCTTGCACCATTTGGATCTATAGTATCTGAGCCATCATCAACACCTAAAACAGGATAGGCTAATGATGAATATTTGTCCATCAATGTTAAATTTATTGGAGTTCTATGAATAGACGACGCATTTGTTACTTGAAAATCTTCTAATGGTACTGTGTTTCCTGTTCCTGCGGCACCTGGAACCATGCTTATTTCTTGAGAAAACTCGTCAATTGGGTCTCCAACTTGTCTATCGGTTACAAACGAAGCAAGTGTTGGATGTACATTCTCTGCTCCAACTGGTTTCTCATTAACTTGATTTGACATTGATAACCTGTCTTCTAAAGTACCGTCATTTTGCCGTCTTAAATCAAACTCCTTTGTACCCTTTATATTAAATGTTTTAGCTTGACCAGGTGATTTGCTGAAAAAAGTAAATGGGCTAAAATTCAACCCTGTTACATCTGCACTATTTCCACCTTCACCTGCAACTGGAGTTCCAACGGGAACAGAATATTCTAATCCCTGTTTATGTAAACTAGAAACATAACTGGTTACTACTGCTTCTCCTGCCTGATCTGTAAATTCAGCGCTAGCATTATAAGATGCATTAAACCTATCACTTAATTGGTCATATACAAAAACATTATATTGATTATCTGATTGTGTATCAGCAATAGGATGCCTATACAATCTACTTTGTCCATCAAAATAAACTTGATTCTTTCCTGCATATAATTGTGCAACTTCGTCAGAATCTCCTCTTTCTCCACTATAATAATTTACTGATGATACATCAGGGAAAGCTGGGTTAAATTTAAACTTATCAGTTTCTAAAGATTGAATGTGTGCAGATCTAACTAAATTTTGACCAGGAACCAATGGGAACCTATCACCAAATATTGAATCAATTACTATATCGTTAAACGCTCTTCCAAATCTCATCTCATTTGCATTCATTATGAATTTATCATACAAATACAACATTTTATTTCCGTCTTCTGGTACAAAATCAGAATCTCCATTGAAATCACCAGGATTAAATGTTAACCTGTCCTCAAGATTTGAATCTACATACCTTAATTTTCCTGTATTTGGATATACTCCTCCAACAAAATTTACTTGTTTTGTATAGCTTGGTTTTTCTACTAGATTTCCAAAAGTTATAGCTCTTATACCAGGACTGAAGCCTATTGGAAAGCTTAATGAATCAAATTGAGAAAACGTATCACCGACTATACCACTTCCTCTCATCACCTGATCACTGGATAGGTTTACGAACTTGTTTATAAATCGTCCATACCATGAATTAAGAGTTGTTATATCTGTATAGTTACTAACATGTCCATCTGTCCATTGTGGATTTGCTTGAAGTACTGTAAATCCTGGAAATGATGCATCACCTGATATTTTATCTGGCAGATCTTCTAAAGACGTTGTTCCAAAATCTCTAAAACCTATTGGAATCTGTCTCCAACCCATTTGGTTGCTGTTTATTACAGCCATATCATACGATCTAAGTGTTCCACTTGTCAACTGATCGTTCATTGTACTCATAATTAAACTTTTTGAAATCAAGTCATCGTTACCATCAAACGTTATAGATCCTTGTATTCCAGTTATTTCTCTTTCACCAGCTGCATTATTGACTAGAAAGGTTTGTGGGTTATCTTTAGATCCAACTCCTTGAGGTGGTGAGGCTTCTCTAGCTCCAATTCTTCCAGAAACTAACTGTTGATTTGGCCATTCTGAATTGTTTGCAGAAATAAATTTATTTTCTATAACATTTTTTACACCAGTAACTACACCTTCAGAGTGTCCGTCTCTAAAAGACTGTCCAACTTTCTTATTTGCATTTACTGTTCCATAAGAAAACTTGGATATTTTCGATAAATCAAAATCTTTAAGTGCCATTAGTTTGATGATCCTATTGAAAAGTTACCTGTATTTGTAGCAGTAGCTCCACTACTACGTTTTATTTCTCGTAATTCAGCGGTCATGGCATTTAGAGCTGCAACCACTGGTTTCATATCTACTTGACCAAATTGACCTTCTGCAAGTGCCCCCTTAATATTTTCGTTTGGTACAACTGAAGAACCACGTGGAAGATGGGCTAATTCTGGTCCTCTCTCTCCTACTAAATATGTACCCGCTGATGAAACTGTTCCACCATCTGCAAATGCTCCCTTTATATCTCGTGCCATTAGTAAGGCATCTATACCTAATGAAGCTCCAGTTCCTGCTCCTGGTAATATACTAGCTCCACCGCTTGCAACTTCTAAAGCTGCTCCTAAAAAGTCACCTTTTAAAAGTCTGCTAGTAGCAAATCCTAAACCAGCTACAGCTCCCAATATTGGTATTTTCTTTAGTAACGATTTACCCGTTGCTTTACCAACTGTTTTAGTTGTCTGTTTGATCGTTGCCTCAGTACCTTCTTTGATTGCAATTCTACCAGCATCCATACTCTTCTTCATGTTTTTAGCTACATCGTCTGTGACATTTCCCATTGGTTTAATTTTAGACTGATTAAGTTTGCCTAAGTTTCCAGTTTTAACAGGACCAGTTTTTGGTACAGGTGGTTTGATTCCTGATCCTGGTACTCCACCCTTTCCAAACAGTCCTTTCAATTTACCTAAACCGGCAGTTAACCACTGACCAGCAACTAAAGCTACAAATCCAGCCGATACGATTTTAATTAGCGTATCTATTTTTCCACCCATTACAGAACCCTGTTTTATGAGATCCATTGTTCCCTTTAATTGTTGTTCACCTAAATTGTCTTCTTCTAAAACTGCTTTTCCACCCTTTGCCACCATACTTGCTAAATCTTCTACACCAACACCGATAGAATCTGCTAATGCTTGTCTCTGTATTGCATTTAATTCGTTGAACTCTGCTTCAGATCCTAACTGCCCAACTACTTCTTGTACAGCTCCAGCTATATCGTTATTTAATGCTAACTGTCTAGCTCTGTCAAAATTTAATTCTCTTCCCAATAATACTTCGGCTTCAAACTGTGAAGTAATACTTTCTTCGAAGCTTAACATTTTATCTAATATTTGTGCAGACTTACTTAATGTTATACCCAACCTTGCAGCTTGTACAGCAGCTTTTGCCAAACTTTCAGCGCTACCATCTGTAAACTTTGCCATATCAGCTGAAGAATTTGCTAAATCTTCCATGACCTTTTTAGGTGCAACCTTATTTTGTTGCGCTAAGTTTGCAACCGAACTTAAAGTAGCAGAAGCTTGTTCTCGAGTAAGATTGGTTGTTATAGTTAAAGTTTCTGCAAGTCCTGCAACGGTTGAAGCATCTAAGCCAGTTTGAAACGCTATAGCTGCATCGCTTACAGCAATAGCTGAATTCCTAGCAAGATCTAAGTTTCCAGAAACATCAGCTGCAGCAGAAGCAGCCGCAACTATTTCTTCACCAAAACCTGATGCAAATGCAACTTTATTTTCAAGTGCTAAATTTGCTGCTATCTTTCCAGATTCTCCAACACCAATTCCTAACTGTGTATTTAATTCCTTGGTTCTTTGAACTCCAGATAACAATATTGTTTCTATGGCACTAATAGCTGCTATCATAAAGCCAGCTCCAGAAGTAAACGCATCCGTAATCTGTTGCACTATTGGTATCATATCTGCTGTTGCGTCGTTTATCTTTTCTTGAATTCTAGCGTGGGACTCTAATGTGTTCAGCAGCTTTCGGTTTGCATTATTTTGTGATATAACTGCTTCTCGGTCTTCTTCTGATAGTTGAGCTATTTGTTGTTTTGTTAAAAGCTGATCTCGTAATAAGTCAATAGAGGTTGCGTCTACTTTCAGACCTAATGCAAGACTCTTTGCATTACCTTTCAATTGGACGTCAACGTCTTTTAATTCATCTAAAATACCCTTTTGAAGGTCCTTTCCTTGGGCGGCGTATTTCCCAGCAGCTTTACTTATTTCTGTCCAACCCTCTTTACCCTTGTCCAGGGATTTTGCCAAGTCTATACCAAAACTATCAGTGGTGTCGCCTAAGTCTTCTAGCTCTTTATTTGCCTTTTTTAGATCAGCCGTAAATTTGTCAATAGCTTCTGTTTTTTTATCAAAAACCTCAATACCCTTAGTCATCTCCCTGATATTGGAGTTAACTTCAAATATCCTTTTCGATAATTCTGTGAACCTTGCTGAGCCACGCTTCGCCAAGTTCAATAAAACGTTTAATTGATCGGACGTTCTTTCTGCTGCTTTTAGTTCTTCTTCTAATTGTTTTCTTGTTGGTCCTGCAGGCATGGTTTACCCCTACAACATCTTCATTATTCTAGCTAATTCTTTTTGTTCCTCTGGACTTTTCTTTGCAATCCGTTTTTGAGCTTCTTTTTCAATCCTGTCCATATACTTGTCTAAGTCTTTGTACATAGCTTGTAAACCGGGATCTTGGATTGCTGATTTTGGTTTCTTATTCCTCACTGCATTAACAGCAAGATATACTGCAACATTTTTTGCTAAGTTTGTTAAGAATCCTTCGTCTAGTTTTTTCTTAGACATGATAAGCTCCTGTATAATTGAAACGTAATATTACATTTATAAATATGGAGTATGTAGGTTATTAAGACCGTTTCTTAGTAGCCTTATCCATTCGGTTCTTCTCTTCATTTTTAGCCTCAACTAACTTATCCATATAGAAACGTCTAAGTTGTATTGGCATTTCATAAAGATCCCCAAATGAGAATGCGCCTTCGCTGTAGTAAGCCATATCGAATATTGACTTATGAACTTGGGGACGAAGTTCGGGATCTACTGGGAAGGCCAGAAGAAATTTACCGTTATAGGCACATCAGCTATAGACTGCTCTCCACAAGATCCACATCCAAACAAAAATTCTAACTCTACATCTGGTTGCACCTTTGCGTAATACTCCCTAAAAGCTCTAGAATCTACAGCAAAAAATTCATTCTGTATAAAGTTGTTTATGAATGTTTTGTCTTCATTACCGTCTACGGATTTTATCTGATAACGAAGTCTAGTTGTTACCTCTGGTGTTACGTTGTTAACATGTTTAGCTACAGCTTCAATATCTTTTGTTATTGCTACTTCATCAGCTTGTGTCAACATCTTAAAAACTATCTTACGCTTTGAATTTGGTAACTCATATTCGAACTCGTTCTTACGATTGCATAATTTTTCATCGATCTCTTTGTATCCAATACTTGTCAAATCAAAGTCACAGTCTTTTTCTACTTTACCACACTTTGGACATGTAACATCAGATTTATACTGCTTACCATATCCAAATATTCTAGCATTAACCATGATTGCGTTCTTATCTCCAACAAGAATATCATCAAAATTAACGTCAGAAACTACTAATGATTTTAGCAGCTCATCAATTACCAAACCTTTTCGTATAAGATTTGCAGAAGAAAGTATGTCTTCTTCCCTAGCTGTCATGTATTTTAACTCTACCGTACCATTACTAAGTGCATGTCCCTCAGGATACAACAATCCTTTACTTGGAAGATCTACTACTTCAGTAGGAAACTTCGGTTTTTCAGGCGCACCAGTTTGCCCTGGTATCTTTGCTTTTTCGTCTGACATTATAACTCCTTTACGTATAGCATTTATTATATATATGTATCACAAAACGTTTTGCGAAGTAAATTAGCAAACTAGAATGCCACAACTTGAAATGCTAATTTAAAGCAAATTTAGAACTGTAGTATAGCGTAATCGTATCTAAGTGTTAATTCTATTTCTACTGGATCAGTTGTAGACCAATCTAGGGTACCGAAGTTTGCACCTTCGATGTAACTACCCACTAATTGCCATTCTTCAACTATGTCTCCAACAGGACCTAAAACGTTAAATGTGACGTTTTTCTTATAAAAATCTGAATATCCATTTCTACCAGTTACTGACTCATGTGATAGTCTTACCCATTCCATAACTGCTTGTGCAGCTGAGGGTACAACTGGATCGTATAATGTTATTGTTAATGTCTGCCACTCACCTTTTCCTTTGACATAACGTTTGACGTTTATATGGTCTAATGTTACCGTTTCAAACTGAATTTCAGGTCTTGCAGCAGCTTTGATTGTGTATGCAGGAATCCCTTCTATGTACATAATGAATCTGTTCTGAACCTTGGGTTCAAACTGCGTAAACATTACGTCATTTGGATCAATCAACTGTGGCATTCTATTTCTCCTAATAAAAAAGCTTTGCTATATTTGTTTATAAATATCGTCGAAATGAAAAAACCACAAAAGAAAAAGGCCCAGAAACTCTGAGCCTTAATCTTATTTTTCGTTATCCTTTAGCTTGGAAACGATGCTCCAGTCGGTTGTACGACAAAATCAAGAACAATAAATTCAACAGCTCTTGCAGGCTGTAAGAATATTTGTCCAACTAGTTGATTTCTATCGATAACATCTGGCGTGTTATTAGAATCGTCCATTACAACTCTAAACGCTGTTAGACCCTGTGCAGCTTGAACTGAATCAAGATACGGATTAACAATGTTTAAGAAACGATTTCTAGTAGCTACAGTATTGTTTTCGAATACTAAGTAACGTGAACTACTAGCAATGAACTTCTTCAATCTAATTAACAATCTACGAACGTTAATTCTATCCAATGCCGATGGCTTTGCTTGTAATGTTTTCTGACCGAAAACTACAACGCCCTGACCTGGAAATGAAGCGATCGGATTAACTCTATCTTCATAAAGAAGGTCACGCTCTGCGTGTGTTAATCTAGTTTTTGCTTCTAAAACGTTTCGTAATCCACCTCTATTCAAACCTGCTGGTGCAAACCACTCATGAGCTACTGCATCGTTTCTAGAGTAAACTCCTGGAATTACCACTGAAGGTGGTACCCATGTTGGTAAGTTTACACTATCATCGAGTATCTTGACCCATGGATAGTAAACAGCTGCGTAGTTAGTATCTTTAGATGAAACTGCGTCAGTAGCAGCAGATATGCCTTCACTCCAAGTTGTTGGATCATATACATAAAATGCATCACCTCTAGCCTCTACCATAGATATACCTCTATTGATAGGATTTGGGTGAAGATTATAGATCAAACCTGGTGTTGATAGCATGTTAATATCAAATTCATCTTGATTACTAACTGAGTTTATAGCACGTTTGTATGCAATTGAACCACTAGCACTTGATGTAGAACAATCAAATCCTTGTTGGTTTGTTGCAGAGATGTCTGTACCAGTATTTTTCTTAATCGCTGGATTAGCACCGTCAAAACCACCTTGAAAAGGTACCATGAACTTATGCTGGGCAACATTAGATGTTCCCAATGCGAGTGAAGATGCACTAGTAGCAAACGTTGATGATCCACCAAAATCAGCAGCAGAAGCATCAGCGTGTCCAGTCTGGTCATTTAAACTAAATGTAGCGTTTAAATCTGCTGTTGCGTTAGCTGGTAATGGAGCCAAGTACTCTCTGTTTGTTGTGTCTTCGAAGTTAAAGCCATAAAATACGCTTGTATCGAATTCACTAGTTGTACTATTGGTTTGGGTTTTAACAAATGAAGCACTTGCTACTGTGACATTTGCACTACCGCTATTGATAGGCGATATCACTTTACCAAAACCAAAAGGTACTTGAGTTCCTGGAAGACCACTTTTAACAGTGTCATAGTCTGAAAGATATATGTACTTAGATCTGTTTGGCCAGTCACCATTATATGTCAACTTTCCTTGCGCATCTATAGTAACGTACCTATCACCAATCTTTCTAGCAACATAATTTGCAGAAGTTGGATCTAAGTTACAATTATCAAACTGTTCAACTATAACATCGTCTGATTGTTTAAAAGATTGTCTGTCTATTTCTCTAACCTGCACAGAAAAGGTTCCAAAATCAGAACCTGGAACATCTGATGCCTGCTTGACATTTAAGATACCAATCTTATATTTTCCATGTGTATCAGTTTCACCATGAGATCTAAGCTTAATCTTAAATAGATTGTTGGTAGCTCCATCGATCTTTTGTGAAGTGATATATGGTGTACATGCATTCTCATAATCTTTTTGTAAATCTATATTGAAAAGGGAAGAACTAACAGCACTACCTGAGTTATGTCCAACCTGTACCATAGCTGATTTAAAAGATTTATATAGATAGAATGGCGAGTCTACACCACCTGCTTTAGTCGATTGTGGATTCGAACTAAAGACGTTTTCTATGAACTTTGAATTTGATGAATCAAACGAGGCACTAACTTGGAAACTTCCTGAACTAATTACAAAATTTTCCCATGTACCTGGTGTAGTTAAGCCTGAAAACCCTAAAGGTGGGGTTGCATTTGTTGCACTTGGTGCTAATACAGCTAAAAGCATTCTTTTATAATTAGAAGCTCCTGATGCACTAACCTGTGGCATTACACTTAGGCCAACTACTTTTTCGTTATATCCACCTAACCCAAGAACACGAACTATTGTGACTGTTCCAGCACTTCTAAGATATTCTCTCACAGTGAATGGAACATAAAAGTCTTGACTAAGACCTCCAAACATTTCTTCAAACTCTTGGAAATTGCTAACAGATGTTGGAACAAAAGCTGGACCCTTTATTGTTGGTCCAATTATTGCTGCTCCAATTTCTGCAACACCTTGAGGAAGAAAGGAGAGATCCTTCTCGCGGGTAAATACACCCGGAGATACAATTCTCTCAGCCATTTAATTTCTCCAGTTAAGTTATTGTTTACGTAAACGAACTATTTCAATGATAAATACCATAGAAATAACCGAAAACTCAGTTTGGTTATATATTATTTATCTTCGTTAGAAGGAACTTCATCTGGTGTAGGTGCATCTGGTGTAGGCGTGAAAACTCCTGTTTGAGGATCTAATGAGCCAGCTCCATACTTGTCATTCAATGATTTGGCTATTTCCTTTTCTGAGTTTTGCAAATTTTCCAGTTCACCCATAAGAGAATCTTCACTATCGGCTAATGCTTCAGCTTGCTTATCGTGTGCTAACTTTTGCATAGTTAACGCACCAAACTTCATTTGTATAGCTTGATATTTGCTTTGAACTTCTCTAAGTGACGTTAGTTCTTCTTCTGTAAATTTTGTCTCTGACATTTTATTCTCCATAACTATTTATTATATATATTGTTGTTAATTTCCAAAAGCTAATTTAATGCTGATGTCCGTTCTTATCGTCTATAAAATCACCTCTGAACAAGGCACTGTTTAGTCTTTTATAATAATCATGAGCAGCTTGAGTAGTGGGTGTCCACCAGTCGTTTTCCTCATGATTATTCTCGTGGTCTATGTCATTGGATGTTACTGACATTTTACCGGGTAAATTTAAGTTTTTAAAAAAATAAGACTTTCTTTGGCGTAAGTGTTCCAAAATATAGAACAACCAATCATCCCCCCAAAAATATTTAAAACGTTTTGGTATATGGTGATACAATTCTTTTTGTACCATAAAGAAGCAGCCGAACCCAAAAAACCTACCAGAATGGTCCCTAGTCAACTCTATTGTATCGCCATCATCGTTAACATTTAAACCCTCTGTAGCTATACGTTCCTTGTCTCCAGTAATTGTACCATATTTTAAACCTTCTAAATCCCTATATAGGCATTCTAAAACGGGTTTAAAGTTTACAGTAATATCATCATTCATAAATAATACATGTTCATTATATGCCATATCTGCTCCAACATTCCATGCTGGGTTAACACCTATATTTTTTCTAGGTTTCACAACATTAACTATGTCATCTTTAAAATCAGAATTGGCATTGTCTATCAGTATAAGTTCATTGTTTGGATAGTCCTTTAATGTCCGCTTGAATGATTCTATCGTACTATGTAAAGTTTCTGGAGATCTCCAAAGTGTTGGTATTACTATTGTTATCATGGTATATAATTATAGTTTGCTACGCATTCTTCTTCACCAAATCTAGATTCTACGTCTGCAACTACTTGTTGTGGAGTTCCAGCTACCCAATCTTCAAGTCCTAGCTCTTGGAATCTTCTTGTAATATCAGCATCATAATGATTAGCTACTGTTCTAACTCTACGTTGTATGTCTCGTCTAGAAGAATTGTGAGTGTTTGTTCCTGAAGCATCATCATATATAAACTGTACATAAGCTAGTTTAACTATTCTACACATCCTAGTAGACAAAAATGTTCGAACCAGTAATTCATAATCATCAGCTATAGATAAACCTCTGTTGTGACCACCCATTTCAAAGTATGTATTTCTTCTCCAAGATCTTATATGATTTGGAACACCAACTATGTGTCGTATTGTTTTTGGATTTAAGTTTGGTGCAACTTGTACTTTAAACTGTTTACCCATACTTTCTTCATCTCTATATGTACCATAGCCCATTGCAAACCCTTCTCCATACTGCAATGAATTCCAATTTTCATCAACCTCTACGCAATCAGTATAATAAAATCCAGCGTCTGGATATGCAACCATTGCATCGTATAATAATTGTGTTGCGTCTGGGGTTAAATAATCATCATGATCTAACTCGGATAAAAGTTCGCCTTTGCATAATACAGCTGCTCTATACTTTGCCTCTCCAACAATACCATTACATTTAGTATTGAAGTCATACAGTTTAACTCTTGGATCTGATGATGCAATATCTTCGGCTATAGATATGGTTTTAGAACCATCATTTGAATCGTTTACTAAAACCCATTCCCAGTTTGGATTTGTTTGGTTTTTTAGTGATTCATATGTACGATATAGTTTTTTCCCAGTGTTGTATATTGGAGTGAACCATGAAACATAATCTTTCAAAACCTGATTCTCTATCATATTGTTCATTGCTACACCATAAGCAATGTCTCCAGCTAATATTTCACTATCCAAACTTTTTATATTAAACCATTTATTTCTAATCTCTAATGACATTGTACACAATTCTGGGTTTTCAGTTATGTCATCATCAGAAACAGTTAATATTGAATCTGGTTTAAAATCAGTTATAACGCTAGCTATTCCTTTATCGTTTTCAACGTGTAAAGTGTTTAATGAACTCTCTTCCCATTCTTCAAACTGATTAGATTTCAAATCTGGTTTTCCTGGACCTACGTACAATATTTTTGGTACAAAACTCTTGTGTGGCTTTACCAAATAATTGTAATAACATATGGTTTCGTTTATAAATTTAAACCATTCTGGGTGTTCATTATGTATTTGTTCTACTAATTTACCATCAGCTGCATAATCTCCTATGAAATCGTAATCATTAAAAACTGAATGGTGCCAAGTTATTTGTGCCAAATCAATGTGTTGATATTTTGTATGTTCAGGTGCTGCATCTCTATATTCCAATTCCGTAAAATCTTTAAAGTTTACAAACTGCTTTCCAATAATAATCTTTTTGATTGTCTCACCACCAGCCCAAGACTTATCAATGATAGCCTTCGATATTAACGAATAGTAATTTTCATGCTGTATATTGTCATCGTCTATGTATATTATCCAACCATCTTTAATTTCTCTAATAACCTGCATAGATTGTGGATATAATAAATCGCCCTCTTTTCCGTGTATAAAATGTAACTTTGTATTTTGAATAGACTGTAGAGAATCAATTAATTTTGTTGGTATATCTCGTAATACTGACGTATCAAATATAACATGCCATTCTGCAAATTCAGAACTAACTGATTCTCCGACTTCTAATATGTTATCAAGCCTAGTACACCTTGTTATAACGTTAATTTTCAATTTACTTTCCTCCATCTGTATCAAAAAAGAATATATGAAACAATCTAGAATCGTACATGTCATTTCCAAAATGCTGCGTTGCGGCGTGTATCTTAAATGAGTCCCACAATACTAACCTATTATAAACGTTTCCTATTCTATCTATCTCTGTAAACTTATGTCTGTTGTAAAAATTACCTTCGAAGGCTCTTTCATATGCTTCCCGATCATTTGGGTCATGATTGAACCAGCTTCTACGTTCAGACTTGCTTTCGTAAAAGCTAGTACCACTTTCAAACGGTGCATCTGGTGTTAAATAGATTATTCCAGCATAATTGTTTTCATCTACATGGTGAACGATTGGGTCTTTACCAGTAATATATTGAAACATTCCATTTCTATATCTTGAGTCGTTCCAATCTAATATTTCAGTTTGCAGTATTTGTTCGAATCTTTCCTTGGTCCCATCCAATGTCCATGAATTTGCAGAATATCCTCTGTGTGCAGTGTTTACCCCATATTCTAAATTTAGAGCAAACTCCCTAACCATATCTGGATCATCATAAAAATTTTCTACAACTACCATATCTAAATCATTATTTTTTACATTAAAACCAGAATGGTAAACATAATATTTAAACAGAGTTCCAGCATTTTGCCCATTAACCCATATCGGATCTGTAGAACTTTCTCTAGATCTTGGAAACTGTACCGAATACGCTACAGAATTATTATTCAATGAATCTTGAACATCATTTCTTACACTATTTCTATCAAAAACCAACGATCGTTCTCCAATAGATATTGTATCAATTGGAACTGTAGATGCTATCCATCCATTCATATTAGAATCTTCAACATGCATAAAGAATGTTTCAATATTAGTATTATGACAAAATAAATCTGGTACTTGCATTATCTTTCAAACCGCTCGTTTTCATTTAGCTCATCTATAGAAAGTTTATAGTTTGGTAGTCTAACCTTTGTTATATAATCTTGATCTGCTCTGTGATATTTTCTTGCTACCTCATATATTTTATCTGGATCGTCTTTGTTTTCTTTTATCACACTATCCAACTCTCGTTCATAATACCACTGTTGCTGTTCAAACTGTGTAAATTCATCATCATCTGTACAGGCAGAACACCACCACTTAGTTGGTTCCATTAATCCAAATTTACATCCTCCACAACCTCTAAGTCCTATTTCATTCATATTTCTATCATACCTGTCACCATGAATAAACTTTCCAAACTTTATGTAAACAGTTGATAGTTGCTTTCCCAAATTTTCAGCTGTAATTTCTGCTTGTCCCCAATCCTTATTTCCTTTTATTTCTGTTGGATTACCATCTTCATCATAGAACTCAGTTAATGGAAATATACCAACATCATAATAGTCAGAATTTCTTCTTATATGTGGATTATTACTGTACTCTTTCTCTTTCAACACTAAATATTCTATTTCGTTTTTTGTAATTGATGAAGTTATATTGTTTTCCCTAATCCAGTATCCATACCCATATTGTCTATCGTCCATGTCATCGATATATTTTCTAAGAAAGATTTGAGATATATTTGATTCATCTAACAAATCCAAAGATGTATTCAACCAATCTTTACCAATAAATGATAAATTTTCTGGTACAGTAAACCAATCACCTTCTAAAAACAAGGTATATTCATAATCCTTAGAATAACTATTTAGTTTGTTTATACCAGCTCCAACACCAAAATTTACACTTGAATGTGTAATGTTCCACTTGATGTGTGGATATTTAGAAGTAAATTCTCTTTCTATTCCATCATATGATTTATCTGACCCATTTATGTAAATAAACCAATCTAACGTATCGAAGTTTGTATTGTCCACAAACAGATCAATGGTCTTTTTTAAAAGCTGTACTCTATTCTCTCCAGAATGAGTTAGTGTATTGATACAAAACCGTTTCACTTTATCTCCATTTTGGACCGTCAATCCAAACTACTAAACTATGTCTCATACCCAATGTTACTGGGGAAACTAAATGACTAACAAACGAAGGGAAAAATATTACTGATCCCTTTAATCTCATTTCAGCTTTTTGGCCATCATCAGGATATTCATCTAAACGTCTAAATTCTAAATCTCCACCTATGTATGCATCTGAATGTGATAACTGTACTACAGCTGATAATTTTCTATGTGAAGGTTTACGAGTAACCCAAAAAACATCAACGTGTTCTCTATAATGTTGCTTCTTGCTACCATCGTACTGTGTAAATTGAAAACTTTCTATTTCTTCTAAATGAAAACTGAACCACTGTTTGTTTGCTTCTAAAGCCAATCTCCACATTTTATCAAATATCCATTGTGTTCCAAGTTCACCAGGATTTATAAACCTTAGGTCGCTATTTCTCATATCATAATCTGTTATACTGTCAGAGTTTCCCCATTCTCCATCTCCAACAACACCAGACCCTAAATCTCCTGACAACCCAATGTTGACTATCTCGTCACATTCGGCCTCTGTAAAAGCTTGTTTATAATAACACCATTCACCTCGCAAGAAAAACCTCTTTTATAATATATATTAAATTAAAATTCTAAAACTAATTTTTTTGTACTATCTTATTCTAGTACATATTCCCTTATCAAATGTAAATGTTACTGTTTGACCCTTAGCATTATATACAACCACCTGGTTTCCAGTGAATGCACTATTGCTAGCACCTGAAGGTCCTTGTGGTCCTGCCGATCCTGCTGGTCCAGTTGGTCCTTGTGGTCCAGCTGCGCCATTATTACCAGCTGGTCCTGCTGGTCCAGTTGGTCCTTGTGGTCCTGCTGCACCCAGTGTACCATTAAATCCTCGAGGACCTTGTGCTCCATTGCTTCCATTGTTTCCAGGAGGTCCATTTGGTCCAGTTGGTCCTTGTGCTCCATTACTTCCGTTTGATCCAGCTGCTCCCTGTGCACCGTTACTTCCATTATTACCAGCTGCTCCTTGTGCTCCATTGCTTCCATTGTTTCCTGCTGGTCCTTGTGCTCCATTGCTTCCATTATTACCAGCTGCACCTTGTGGGCCAGTTCTTCCCTGGTTTCCCTGTGCTCCATTACTTCCGTTTGTTCCAGGCTTACCATCTGCGCCAGCAGCTCCAGTGTTTCCCCTTGGTCCTTGAGCTCCGTTACTTCCATTACTTCCATCGTTTCCTGCTGGTCCCTGTGCTCCATTACTTCCAGCTGATCCTTGTACACCTCTTGCACCTTGTGCACCTCTCAATCCTTGAGGACCTGCAACATTTGAATTGTTTCCTGCTGGTCCTTGTGGACCTGCAACATTTGAATTATTTCCAGGAGACCCTGTATTACCTTGATTTCCCTGTGCACCTTTTAATCCTTGAGGACCTGCAACATTAGAATTATTACCAGCTGCTCCTTGTGGTCCAGCAACATTTGATGAAGCTCCAGTATTACCCTGGTTTCCTTGAGCTCCGTTACTTCCGTTTATTCCAGCTGCTCCTTGTGCACCGTTGCTTCCGTTTGTTCCAGGCTTACCATCTGCGCCAGCAGCTCCAGTGTTTCCACGAGGACCTTGTGCTCCTGTATTACCTTGTGGTCCTGTAGGTCCGACTTGACCCATTGGTAAAAAAGAAACGTGTCTAGTTAGATCTGTACCTGTATTGTAAAATGAAGAATCTAAGTAAAAGGTTAAATCAGCCGAAACATCAACTGTTCTTAAAAGACTACCATTATGATAGTATCTAATTTTATCATTATCATATGTGATTGCAAAAATATCCCCAGCAGAATACGCTCCTCCATTATAAGGATTAGAACTACCTTCATATATTTTTATAACACCACCGCCATGTAAATACAGAGCATAATCTATTGAACTGTAACTAGTATTTGTTGCAGGATCAGTATTTAAACCAATCATAAAATATTTATTTGTCTGATTTGGTGAAACTATAATTACGCATCCACTTTTATAACCAGTTCCAGATCTTACTTCACCATTCCAACTTGCATCGTTAGCTGTCTTAGAAAACTTATGTCCAGTTTGATCTACTGACATGTTGGACCCAACAACTAAACTTAGATGTTTGTTAGAATCTCCAGATATTCCTTGTGGACCCTGTGCTCCTGTATTTCCTTGGTTTCCTTGTGCACCTTGAGCTCCGTTACTTCCATTGTTTCCAGCTGCACCTTGTGGGCCAGTTCTTCCCTGGTTTCCCTGTGACCCAGTTAAGCCTTGTGCTCCTCTTAATCCCTGTGGTCCGGTATTTCCTTGATTTCCCTGAGGTCCAGTATTACCTTGGTTTCCTTGATTTCCTGTATTACCTTGTGGTCCATTTGGTCCGTTAGCTCCAGTTGAACCTTGTGCACCTCTTTGTCCCTGAGCTCCTGTGCCTCCATCAGTACCAGGTTTACCGTCTCCACCAGCAGCTCCAGTGTTTCCTCTTGGTCCTTGGGGACCCGCTACATTTGAATCGTTTCCAGCTGGTCCAGTATTTCCTTGATTTCCTTGTGCACCAGTATTACCCTGTGGTCCATTTGGTCCATCTGCTCCTCTTACCCCTTGTGCTCCTCTTTGTCCTTGAGGACCAGCAACATTTGAATCATTTCCAGCTGGTCCATCTGCTCCTGTGTTTCCTTGAGCTCCAGCTGCTCCTTGTGCACCTCTTGCACCTTGAGATCCAGTATCACCCTTATCACCAGTTCTTGCAAACGTTAATATACAAAAATCACCGTTACTAAATGGACTTGAATCTGATGAAGCAACAACTCCTCCAGAAATGGCAAAGTATCCAGTTTCTTCAGTTACACGAGTGATGGTCATCATAATAAATTTATCACTGTCTGTACGTAAAGACATTTTTACATGTCCTTTTATTGTACTAGTAGAATCGTCTATTGTTCGTAAATATGTTTGTATATCTTCGCTACCAGCATCTAGATCATCGACCATGATAACGTCTGATGCATTTTGTGTAGACTTGTTTGTGATGAATGCTCCACTACCTGGGTCTCCACTGTTAGCTTGACTATTATATCTGTATTGAAAAGTAGCTCCACCAAAATTACCTTCAGAACCTTGAGGACCTTGATTTCCTTGTGCACCATTATTCCCCTGTGCACCATTATTTCCTGCAGCTCCTTGTGCACCTCTATTACCATTATTGCCTGGTGATCCATTTGCTCCATCTCTACCATCAGGACCAGTCGGACCCTGTGGTCCATTACTTCCATTTGATCCTGCTGCACCCTGTGGACCTGCTGCCCCTTGATTTCCCTGTACACCAGACCCAGTAACGTATTGAAATATATCTTCTACATCTTCCCTAAGTTCTTCTACACTCAGCATAATAGGAGCAGTATATGGTGCCATAGCACTATCATATATAAACTGACCAGATTCTCTAGACTTAGAAACCTCTTCAAAAAATTCTTCTGATACTAAATGGGTTTTAGATGCTGAGTCATACGCGTGTATGGCTTTATCACCAAATTTACCATCTGATGATTCCATCTCTTTATCTACTGAACTGGAAATAAACGATCTTTGATTAGAGGATGACACCTTAGTAAAGAATCTCTTTTTTACTCGTAATGATCCTTTAAGAGTTCTTGGTGGTGTTGCAAACCCTGGTGAGGGTGAATCAGCTGGAGGTGAACCTGCCATTTTATTTCCTATTGATTATAATAATAAATATAACTTATGTCAAATTAATACGAACCACTAACATCATTTCCTACCCAAAACACATTACATTCTGGACAAAATGAGCCCGTTATAAAGTCACCTATCTCTTCATCATCACTATCCATATTGTGAGTTGAAGATATTTTTAGTAATGAACCTGAAGTCGCTCCCTTTGTACTAATGATACTATAATCTTCTGTTCTGCATATGTATATTGATTCGGATAATTGTGTTGTACCATCGCAACTTCCACTGTGTATTAGACTCATATCATTATCCCGTTATGTAAATACCTAAGTACAGAGTACCCATGTTTGATCCGTAACCATAACCTTCATAAGTCATAGTATTGGAAGAAAAAGTAATCTCAGGAAACCTTAGATAAACATCTTTGTTTCTTCCTTGATTACCACTTGATTCGTAATAAATAGCATCTGCATTTACACCTGTTTGACCTGAAGGTGGTGTACCATTAAGTTGAACCCAACTTCCTCTATTTGAAGTACTCGTACCAACTTGATTAAATGTAGCACTGTGATCGTATGCTGCATTGGTGGTTTCATCTGTTGTTAAAATACCATTGACTCCTGATGAAGAAAATGATTTGAATACAGAACCACCGTTGTAAATTAGTCTGGTCAACTGAGCATCAGATCTAAAAGATGTTCCTGACTCAAACCTAAAGAAAATGTGACCTGTCGCACCGATGAGTGATTGTCCTACATAAGCTGCTGATGATAAGTCTATATTCGAAACGGTTACTAAACTAGTACCTTGATTTCCTGAAAACATTATGGTAGAGTTACTATTACCATAAGCACCTACCGATGGAAGTGCAACAGCATCATGGTCATAACCATAAAACTCACTCGCTGAGTGTGGTTGATTCTGAGTCTGTAAACCATTACCACCACCAGCAGTATTTATAGTTATATTTCCACCACTACTGTCACTGATATTATCATCAGACATCCCCCTTAAACTAAAATCACTCTCACCATCTTGATTAGTAGAAGTATAATCACTTTCATTTTTCTCATTCCAAATTTGTAGTAAACTAAGTTCACCGCTGCCAGGAACTGCCATTATTTCAGCTCCTCTACTTCTCGTCTAAGTTCATCGATTTGTTTTTGTTGGTCTTTTATACCCTCTATGAGAACTGCTGTTAATTTTTCATAATCAACAGTTTTATACTTTGTGTCTGTATCATCTATGAATGGCATATATTTTTCTTTAACAATTTCTGGTATTACTTTTTCTACTTCTTGAGCAATTACACCTAAATCTTTTTTCCCTTTTCTCTTACCAATATTCCAAACATACTCAACTCCTCGAAGTCTTTTTATTTTATCCATAGGCGACTCAATGGTTACAACATTATCCTTTAGTCTTTTATCTGAGATTGTAGTAGAGAAAGCAATTACATCGGCATCAGCGTGAAAGTCACCGCCATTAGCAAATAAAAATTCGTTGGCGTTGTTTACCATCATCTTTATACCCTGACCTGGATCAGAAGTATCATGGAAGAACCCATCATTAGCACTACCAAATTGAAGACCTGGAGAAGTCGAATCTCCGTTTGTACAAACGAATGGTTCATCCACTGAGACTACTGAATCATTAATTGTCATTCTGGCACCACCCATAACTTGGAAAAATATTCTATCACACATATCATTGTTGTTTATGTCACCAAGGGTTATGGTATTACTTTGAATTGAAATACCAGCGTTTCCACCATGGTGTTGGGTATCGTTCATCAAAAACTGAGCTTGAGATCCTCCACCAGCTAGCGATAAGAGTTCAGTACCATCAAAAGTCAAGCTAGCTTCACCATTGATAGTAGATGAATCAACAGATGTTAGTATTCTGTTATTTCCATTATTTGTGTATGAAGTTATCCCAGCATTTGGCCCCGTTGGTCCAGTTGGTCCAGCAGGTCCAGTTGGTCCAGTTCCTCCAGTAGGTCCAGTTCCTCCAGTTGGTCCAGGAGGTCCAGCAGGTCCATCAGGTCCAGTAGGTCCAGCAGGTCCAGTTCCTCCAGTAGGTCCAGTTCCTCCAGTAGGTCCAGTTCCTCCAGTTGCTCCAGTATTTCCTTGGTTTCCTTGTGGTCCAGTAGGTCCCTGTAATGCAGCGTTGGTTATTGTGTCTTTTTTCCAAGCACCTTGATCCGAGTCATAGATGGGAATAAGATCTGCACCCAAAGGAGTATTTGCTGCAGCGCCTGAGAATGTAGTAAATGAAGTTAGGGCATTACCTACAGCAACTAATCCCGTCTCAACCGCCCAATTACCAGCACTTGTACCTGTTCCAACTATAAATGATCCGTCGGCTGGTGTAAGACCTGCAATAGCGGCTAAGTCAGCATCATATCCTTGTACATCTACACCAATCTGTAAGCCTAAATTTGAACGAGCAGTAGAAGTATCACTTGCTCCAGTACCACCATTTGCAACTGCTAAATCTGTACCACTCCAATCACCGTTGTTGATAGAAAGCGTTCCACCCAATGTAACGGTACCTGATGTAGTAATAGTTCCACCTGTTAAGGTTATTCCGTTTACATTACCAGAAGTTGCCACAGATGTAACTGTACCAGTGTTTGTAGTAAATGCTGTACTATTGAAAGCATTACTTCCTAATTCTCTCGTACCAATTACACCACTACCATTTATCATCAATGAAGTTGCTTCTGAATTTTGAGCAGCTGCAGTATCAAGCTGCAATGCGCCTGTAAACCTACCTGTTCCATTTACATCTAATTTATATGAGGGTGATGAATCATCGATACCAACTCTGTCATTAACAAAATCCCACGTCATTATTTCATTATTATTTTGAAAACTATAAACATTTAACACTGTTCCAGATGAGTCTTGATATATTGCAGATTTGTTTGTACCAGTTCTAGCAAAGTAAATTTCTGCTATGTCGTTATATCCATCTAAGTGTAACCTTGCTCTTCCAGCTGAAGTTGCTCTTATTCTACCCTCAGTAAGACCAGTATTGGATACATCTAATTCATAGTTTGGGTTATTACCGACACCTAAGTTACGACCATCAAATATTAGAGCAGATTCAGCGTTTATTGTAGATGAATTTACAGATGTTATTACTCTGTCATTACCGTTATTTGTGTATGAAGTTATTCCAGCATTTGGCCCCGTTGGTCCAGTTGGTCCATCAGGTCCAGTTGGTCCATCAGGTCCAGTTGGTCCAGGAGGTCCAGCAACATTTGATGAAGCTCCAGTATTACCCTGATTTCCTTGAGGTCCTGCTACGTTTGATGCAGGTCCAGTTGGTCCAGGAGGTCCAGCAACATTTGATGAAGCTCCAGTATTTCCTTGGTTTCCTTGAGGTCCAGCAACATTTGATCCAGGTCCAGTTGGTCCAGGAGGTCCTGCTACGTTTGATGAAGCTCCAGTATTTCCTTGGTTTCCTTGAGGTCCTGCTACGTTTGAATTGTTTCCAGGAGCTCCAGTATTTCCTTGATTTCCCTGTGGACCGTTTGGACCAGTGTTACCTTGATTGCCTTGGGGTCCAGTAGGTCCAGTATTTCCTTGGTTTCCTTGAGGTCCTGCTACGTTTGAATTATTTCCAGGAGACCCAGTATTTCCTTGGTTTCCTTGAGGTCCTGCTACGTTTGAATTATTTCCAGGGGATCCGGTAGCTCCAGTATTACCCTGATTTCCTTGAGGTCCAGTAGGTCCAGTATTACCCTGATTTCCCTGTGGTCCAGCAGGTCCAGTTGGTCCAGTAGGTCCTACGTTTCCAGTAGGTCCAGTTCCACCAGTAGCTCCAGTATTTCCCTGATTTCCCTGCGGACCAGTTGGTCCAGTATTGCCTTGGTTTCCTTGCGGTCCAGTATTTCCTGTTGGCCCTGTTCCACCAGTAGCTCCAGTATTGCCTTGGTTTCCTTGCGGTCCTGTCGGTCCAGTATTGCCCTGATTTCCCTGTGGTCCTGTAGGCCCGGTGTTTCCTTGGTTTCCTTGAGGTCCAGTATTTCCAGTAGGTCCAGTTCCTCCAGTAGGTCCAGTATTTCCCTGATTACCTTGAGGTCCTGTTGGTCCAGTATTTCCCTGATTACCTTGAGGTCCTGTTGGTCCAGTATTGCCTTGGTTACCTTGGGGTCCAGTAGGTCCAGTATTTCCCTGATTGCCTTGAGGTCCTGTAGGTCCGGTGTTACCTTGATTTCCCTGAGGTCCTGTGGGTCCTGTGTTTCCTTGATTGCCCTGAGCTCCAGTTGGGCCAGTATTACCTTGGTTTCCCTGTGGTCCAGTAGATCCAGTTGGTCCAGTGGCACCTGTATCTCCCTTATCACCTGTTCTAGCAAAGGTGATTAAAATATCTTCGTTCGCGGTAAATGGATTTGTAGCTGAAGAATCTATGGCACTTACTGTAATATCGAAATAACCACTTTCTTCTGATAAACTTGAAATAGTAAACAGTAGAAATTGTGCCGAGTCTAATTTATTTGAGATCTTAACGTGACCTTTAATTGTGCTTGTTGAATCATCAATAGTACGCATAAAAGATTGTATGTCATTACCATCCTCATCAGTATCACATATGTAAATTCCTGTTGCTGCATTTTGTGTAGCATTATCAAGTCTAATATCACCAGCACCTGGGTTTGTATTATTAGTGTTTGTCTCAAAAGTATATGCAAACGTTGCACCACCAAAGTTACCTTCGGCACCTTGAGCTCCAGTGGGTCCAGTGTTTCCTGTCGGTCCAG